ACTAAAAGACGGTGGAGTTAAATCCAAAATCATAAAGAAGTATTTACCGCTGATAAATCAGCAAGTTAACCGTTATCTACAGATGATGGACTTCTATATAAACTTCACACTTGATGAGGAATTTAACGAAACCGTTCAGTCCCCTATTCATGATAACTTTACTTATTCTTCATTTAGTGAAGGTGAAAAAATGAGGATAGATTTAGCACTTTTGTTTACGTGGAGGGAAGTTGCTAGATTTAAGAACTCTGTAAATACAAATCTTCTGATTATGGATGAGGTATTTGATAGTTCATTGGATGGATATGGGACAGAAGAATTTCTTAAGATTATTCGTTTTGTAGTTAAAGATGCTAATATCTTTATTATTTCTCATAAGACAGGTATGGACGATAGGTTTGAAAGTGTGTTAAAATTTGAAAAGGTGAAAGGGTTTAGTAGGGTAGCATCATGAGACATAGTAATGTTAGTGTAGGAATTGTTGGTAATGGATTTGTAGGTAATGCTGTTTATCAAAATTTAAGAGATAAGATAAAGTGTAAAGTATATGATGTAGATAAGAATAGATCACTTAATACTTTAGAGGAAGTTATTCAGCAAGATTTTATTTTTGTATGTCTTCCTACTCCTATGAGGATGGATGGGAGTTGTGATCTTTCTATTCTTCACAATTTCTTTGAAGAATTGCCAGATCATTTAACAGGAACTTTTGTTATTAAATCTACTGTTCCTATTGGTACAACTAAGAAATATACTGAAAGGCATAATGTTATTCATAATCCAGAGTTTCTTACTGCAAGAAACGCTGTAGAAGATTATGGTAAGGCAGAAAGAAATATTGTGGGTGGAATTAAAGAATTATGTGTTGATTTTATATGTTTTTTTGAGGCATGTTTTCCTAAGATTCCTAGTATAATAGTTACTTCTGATGAAAGTGAAGCAATAAAGTATTTTTCTAACACATTTTTAGCATATAAGGTAGCATATTTTAATAAAATTTATGATTTATGTGAAAAAACTGGTATGAATTATAATAATGTCATGAAAGGGGTGACAGCTGACAGTAGAATTGGTAAATCTCATACTAGAGTTCCTGGAATTGATGGTGATAGGGGGTTTGGTGGAACATGTTTCCCTAAAGATATCAATTCTTTGATAGTTCAATTAGAAAAGGAGGAAGTAAATGCTGATATGTTTAGAGAAATATGGAAATATAATCAAGAAATTCGTAAAGTAATTGATTGGACAGTAACATGA